GTGTTTTCTTGATAATGGTAATGACGGAGTGCGTGAAGAAGACCTTTTTCACATCTTGCTGCGTCAAACCAGCACGTCGAGAAAATCCCACGCGCCGCGATGATCCCATCGAATTTGCTCAATCTTGGCACAATCCGAACTTGAAATCCAGCGTCACGCATCTGCTCTTCGATTGACTTTTTCGATCCGAGCGTTTTTGCTCGCGCATCATGCGGAAGCCAGCAAGTGCCGTATTCATAAAGTTCACCGCTGGACCCTCGACGGCTTCGCAAAACATGAATGTAATGGTCGAGACCTTTCAATCTATTTTCATAAAAGTCAATGACACGACGCTGCATCCCAACGTATTGCTCGAAAATGATCGAAGTGCTGTCAGACCTGCCCAAGTCCCAATACAAATTGACAGCGGAACTGGAATGATGCGGGACGTGAGTAATCCGACCCTCTTCCGCACAATCCCTAAGTTCATCCGCGTAAACCGCGCCTTCGAGACTTTTCCTGCACTCCCCTTCCCAAACATGCAAATACGCATCGCGATCACGGGCTTTCAGATCAAGCATTTCCTGCTTCAAAACCTGCGGAAACCACGGGTTATCGCGCCATGAGATTTTTTGCACAATAGCGTTTTTCGGGGGATGCAGCACAAAACGCACATACGTATCGTCAGACTCAAGTTCCGGGTTAAACGATGCCCAGATCTCCGAGCCTTCCTTACGGATCGTCGGGATCAGCACGTCCCAGGATGTTTTCGTGACTTTATTCGCTTCTTCCACCCAGCAAATATCTACACCCTCATACGACTTAATCTTCGTAACATTATTTCTAATCCCTTCAAAAGAAAACTCCGAGCCCGTCGATGGGCAGTAAATCCGCGCCTGTTCAATTTGGTAAAAACCCGTCAGCCCAAGAAGATCAATCTGATCGCTTAAAACACGATGCACTGAGTCTCGAATTGAGTTTTGCAATTCACGCGCACAAAGAACACGAAGGGGGCGCTTTGCCGCAAGGATCACGAGCGCTCGTGCAATTCCCCACGACTTGGCTCCACCGCGCCCCCCATACAATACCCGGTAACGCACAGGCAAACCATTGACTTGTGGCCAGAAAAGACATTGAAGTTTTTCTGGCCACTCGACAACTTTTGTATTTTGTGCGGTTAAGTCCATGCAATACTCAATTCAAGGTGGGACTATTTCTTTTTGGACATCTTAGCATTGTAAGCAGCAAGGGCTTTTTTGTCCATCGCCATGTCTTTTTTCGAACCCTCTTTGACGCCCTTTTTCTTCATCTTCGCGTCAATTTTCTTATCCATCGGGGATTTTTCCCACTCTTTCATCGACATCTTTTTAGCCATATCAATTACCTCCCGGCTGTTTGCTGGATTTCAAAGACTTCAATTCTTTCTGCTGCGTATCCGGGGGGATCGCATCACGATTAGCCTTCGCGCGCATCAACTTTTTCATATCATAATGCTCGCTCATGATATGACTTTCCCGATCCGGGCGTTTATGGTCACAGCACTTTTTCATTCGTCATTCCTCGTCCTGTCCCACAACTTAAACCCGATCTGCAATGACAGGTAGATGCAGCCGAGGATTGGCGCAAACACCGCCGCTATGTCTGACACAGGTTTAATCTGTTGCAGCCATAGCGGAGATGAAATCATTGCCGCCGAAACAAGCCCTCCAACCCTTTCACTTGTTGTCGTAAATATTAACCCAAGACTATCTGTCGCATGATGGTCATGTGATAGCGGCATTATTTTGACTTTCTTATTTAGCTGGCCGAGCCTTTTATGACGGAGAAGTTGAACACAGGCTGCTCAACCGTCGTTCCGCCAGTTGTGTAGAACGTGATCTCGAAGCTATTCGCAGCAACCGCCGTCACCAACACCACGTATTTGTCCGTGCCAGACTTTTGGTTCACGATGATGGTAACTGCTGCGGCCACACGGGTATTGTTCACCGTGAACGAAGTGGCTGTAGCGGAACCTGCTGCGGAGAACAGCGTGATCGCCCCGGACATCGTATTGAGCGAAACTGGCGTTGTGCGCGACGTAAGCTGCGTAATCGTGCCACCCGCACCCGTGCCAAACCCAACGCCTTGCGTCGCGGAGTTCGAAATCAGATCGCGGCCATCTCCTAGTGAATACCACGCACCGTTATACACAAATCTTGCAGATTGATAATTCGACGACAGCACATAGTTCAACACACCATCAATCGTGTTTGTAATGGTTATGTTGTTTGTTACAGCGTTCCCGCTTATGTCTTTGACCTCACAGACATATCCATTCGGGATGTTTGTAGGCAATGCCACATTCACAGGTGCTGCTGCATTGACTAACAGCACATCTTGTGGCGCAAGCATATTGAAATTGCCGGTAGTGGTTACGACAGTTTTATCTTGCCGTCCACTAATATTCACGCTTGCGCCAAGGCCATTAGCAACGGTATTTTTCTCCACCACATTTGTGCTGGTGCTAATTGTCGCTCCGTTATACGTGAATCCTCCCGGAACAGTAGTATTGACGGCACCTCCATAAATGTTACCATCTATGGTAATAGCTTCCGAGCCGGAGATAAACAAAGCATTGGCAAAAGTAACGTCGCCACCTGCCGATACATCATAACAGTTATATCCACTGATGACGTTATTGCTGATGCAACCTCCTTGCACATCTCGCAGCACGAGCGAAGACCCGACAGTATTGCAGAAGCTATTCCCAACTATCGCAAAGTTTGTCAGCACAGGCTGCGTGCCGAAAGGATTCACCGTTTCAAAGCTAGTCTTACAGACGAGCTGGGAATTAAATACGTTATCTCCCATCGCCATTTGAGTTACTTGTGGGCCATCGGATTGTGGCGTAATATTCACACACGCTCCATAACGACCAGCACCATCAAAATAATTTCCGACAAGCCTAACCTGCGTGGTTATGCCGTTTGGAGAAAATTGGACACTTGTTGCCACCTGTCCTCCAAAATAGTTTCCAGACACATACAAGCCTTCGCAAGTATAAACCAGCATGGCTGTCTGCGGACCAGCTGCAAGACTTGAGAAATTAATAGTAGTAGGACCAGTATCTGAAGAAGTCCATGTAACTTCTTGGCGACCAGCGGCAGATCCTCCGAAATAGTTATCATAAATGTTGACAAGCTGTGCATAGGCGGAAAGACCTACGGCGATGTAACTTATCTGCTCTTGCCCATTCGTGTTGAACGGGTTCCAAACTCCACTGAAATAACATCCTTTGATTGTGAAGAGAGAACCTGAACTGAGTATGATGGCCCACTGCATTCGCCAAATATAACAATTCTCAATCGTTGCTCCCTGGCCAGTGCCAAAGTTAATATGCGCCCCACTTGTTACACGAAACGGTAATGCGCCAGTTTGCAAATTAGTCAAAAGACCATTTGCAAAACCAGTTGTTCCCGTGCCTCCGCTAAACGCCAGGGTAACAGGCACATTCCAATAAGACGTAGGCGACCCAGGATTAATGTTTGTCGGAGCGCCAGCTACAGTCCATTTCTGATAGTTATTGTTATTCGCGTTGTCTTGAATCAGAAATTCCTGCCCAAGATAAAGCAGAGCTAAATACTGGTTATTGACACCTGCGTTATCTTTTTCCGCTATCAACAAATTAGTTGCAGCAGTCTGGACGGCATTATCCCAAATGATCTTTCCATCTCCTGGATAGCCAGATGTCGCACTGGTATTTGTTTGGTAATTTGATGACTCTGGACCTGTAAAAGGTAAGCCATGCCAAAACCAAATTCCTCGAATCTGTGCTGAACCAGAATTAAGAAAATACAGCGTATCGCCGTAGTTTCCAGTTCTCCAAAAAAGAGTTTGATTAGGTCCAGCGCCTTCTAGCACAAGATTAATCGGGCAGTTAATCGTCGCACTTAAAAAATACGACCCCGGCGGCACCACGACTTTACCGTTTACACCGGCATAATTGATAGCAGCTTGAATAGCTGCTGTCTGGTCAGTGCCGTCGCCCATAGCACCAAAGTCACGAACATTAATTTCATCGCGCATTTTAGATTGAGCGGTGCGCGCAACGGCACTAGTGCCACCTTGAATAAATCCAACCAGCGACGAGCCCGACGACGCGGCAAGATCACTCACGATTTCATTAATCGCGCCCTGCACGGTTGTAGAAGAAATCGTGCCAGCGGGAGTATTCGCGATGTAAACCGCCTGAACAAGTTCACGCTTCCAACGATTTCCGACTGCATCGACGATAATCGTAGTGCCGTTGTCCGGGCTTGTAACGTCCGTCGCATCCAGATAAAAAATACCACCGCCGTCATTCACGACATTGTTATAGATCAGGGAAACCTGAGCAGATGCCTGCGGGGCGGGAATAGTCTGCGCCCGCAGGGTCGTGATGTTCGTGAGAACACGAATTTCCGTCTGGTTAGCGTTCAACGCCACAAACGGCATACTTACCCAATTTCCAACTTCCGTCGCAGTATAAAGGACCGCTTCAGATGGCTGCTGGAACAATCCGACGCTACCAGGAATGCCATTAAGCGTCGATCCGCCTTCTGCATACACGACAATCTGCAACAGCGAGCTGTTGATGATGAGCAGCACGCGCCCTGGCAAAGCCGTTGGCAGCGCCACACCGGCATTCGGTGCGCCGACAACGCTAATCTCCGTGATCGTATCCACGATCTTTCTCGATGTCGTAACCGTGCCGCCAGTCGTAGCGTTCGGGTTCTGCGAAACCGACCACTCCGGGTTGGCGAGGGCTTCATTCAGATTAGTTCCGTCAATCAGACGGAAACCATCGAGAAAGGGATCAGGCTGCGTCATCATTCACTCCATTATTCTTCTACATCCGCCCTAAAAGGCGTCGTCGGCATATTCGCCGGGGTAAACAGCTTACTCGCGTCAAGAGTCGTGACCGATACCTCGCTTACAACTGTCCGTTTATGCGCCAGCATATTTTTAAGGGACAAGTCGATCAGCTTCTGCATCTCCTCAGTTATCACTGGAGGATTTTTCGGACCATCATACATCGAGAATCTCCGGGATCACAGGAGCGGGCGGGGGAGGAACATCAGAAGGCCACGGCAGCGGAGGCGTCACAGTCGGCGGATTGGCCTGCAATGAAACTGCCCGATCCACACCCTCTTTGATCTCAGCCAGACCATCCGTCCCCAACGCATCCTCTAGCCAAGTTATAACCTGAGCTTCTGTCAGATCAGCATACGGCGTGAAGGGCGTCAACGGGCCAATGGTAATTGGAGTCGTGCCGTAAGCCTCTCCAAAATGCCCCGCACCGTCCGTGCCTTCCAGCCGCCAGACCACCATAAACACGACCTGTTCCTTACCCTGATATTCCGGGTAAGCAATCAGTTGGCTAATTCGCCACTTATAAGTATTTGCCATTTGTTGCTCCTTTACGGGTGCGTCGCGACATAGGCTTCAAACTTTTCGTTCAAGTCCTGCAACGCTTTAACCAGCGCCGCCGTCACCGAACGATCATAGAAGCCGTAATACCCATCTTGACCTTTCGGCGCAGCAGACGGGATGATAGGCGCAACGTCATTTGCGAAAAACCCGATCTCAACCGCAGCTTTATCTCCCCGCTGCTCAATATCTTTAAGCCATTTGTAAGCACGCGGCTTCAACTGCAAAATCTCTTCCAATCCAGGGATTTTTGCATCCGGCACTTCCCGCTTCAATCGTGAGTCAGATGCTGCGGATAAATCACCATTCGCATCAGCATTAACCGCTCTCGACCCCACACCCGCCAGATTATTAATCCGCATCACACCAGTATTGTCAAAATATCCCCGGACATTCGCAGATCCATCCGAGAACACAATGTAATTGCTACCAGTTGCGCTGACGGGCGCAGCCGAGCCGGTGTATGCCCCGATAATTACGTTATTGGCACCAGTAGTGACAGCATTGCCAGCGTTAGTGCCGAGAAAAGTATTCGCAGAACCCGTTGTTATAGACTGCCCCGCCTGCAAACCAACACCAACATTAGTGCCGCCAGTCGTATATGACTGTAAAGCCGAATAACCTAACGCAACATTGAAACTGCCTGTGCTTCCAACTGGATTTCCTACGAGTGCGTTCAACCCGAAAGCTAAGTTCCCATCGCCCGTAGTATTCCAAAACAAGCAGCCATAACCAAAAGCTCCATTGAAATTACCAGTTGTGTTTTGATTAAGAGAGCTAAAACCATATGCTGTGTTACCCTGTGCAGTCTGCTGAGTTGTTAAAGCAGCTGCTCCGATTGCAGTGTTATGAAGACCTGTAGTGTTAGCCAGGAGCGCATTTTGACCAACTGCCGTATTGCTTGACCCGGTCGTATTCGAATTTAAAGCCGAAGGTCCAAATGCCGTATTTGACGAGACGTTACCCGCACCTCGACCAGCCCTCGCGCCATTCACAGTGATGTCAGTCGAGAAAACCGGACTAGCCGTCAGCGCAACCTCCGTGCCAGTTCCCGACACAGTGTATGCGGCAAGATTGCCACTAGCATCTGTCGCAACAACTCGCGTCGCCCCCATCGCAGAGGGCAATCCTGGGATCAGATATGCAGGCTGTGAAGGGTTGTTGTTAAGTCCCATTACATTTCTCCCGCAACAATCTTATGCCCGGTCGTCGCCGCATTCACACTAATCGCCTGTGTCGAAATCGGCCCAGCGTCACTCTCATACGAACCGCAAGCCAAAATCTCAATCGACGTGCCATTATTTACGCCAGCGGCACCCGTGAAGCTGATATAAATGCTTTCCACAGCCGCAATACCCTGTCCCGTTGCGGTGCAAGGATTTTGGATGTAGAATTTACGACGAGAGGCGTTTGACGCCATCAAGTTTTGTGCCGTGCCGCCGGTCGTAAGTGCCAAATTTCGGCTTGTGTATGTGCCCGCCAGCGGGTTCAACGAACCAATCGTGTTTGTGCCAGCAGGCAACGCAGCATTTACCTGCACGCCATTCGTGGTGCCCGGAGTTGTCTGGTCGATACCAACTCTACCGATAATGTTCGTGCCTGCCGGTAGCGAGCCGCTGATGGCCGTCCGCAGATTACCTGACAGATCGAGGCTAAAAGGATTGTTCGTCCCATCAACATAAGTCGGCGCAGCGGTAGTGGCCCGACCATAAGTCAGCACAATCGGGCTTCCCGAAAGCGTCACAGGCAAATTCCCCGACGCATCTGGCGCAGCACAACGAAACGGGCTATTCGGGTTACACACCGCCACGCTATACTGGATCGTCCCGCTCGCGCCGCCCGGAGTGCTTAACTGTGCAAACGCCGCAGCAGTCAAAGCCCCAAACATCAGGGCCGTCGATGTAAGGAGCTTTTTCATGCCATTCTCCAAAATGTCCTAAAAGAAGGGGGCACAAGGCCCCCTTTTCGTCAATTAGTTGTAAACCAGCGTAGCAGCCGCCGTGCAAAGCACGACACGCTTCACGGCACCGGTCGCACCAACCGCCGAGCCATACGTGCCGACCGCATACGCCGTTCCGTCGCTGACGAGCATCAGCGAATTAACCGCGCTGGCCGTGCAGGCAGTCGTCGCATTCGCAATCGTGTAGATCGGGAGCGTAAGCACGCCCGTCACAACCGGGCTTGTCAGGACGTAAGCCTTGAGCTGCTGGGTCTGGATCATAGCAGTCTGCGGATTGACACCGCCGCCGCCCGAAGTCATCGCCGTAGACGAAACGGTCTGCGAGACGCTAACCGTCCAGGTGCCACCCGAACCCGACACAATCGCCGTGCCCGGAGCAACATTCGCGCCGACAATGTTCTGACCGGCGTAAATCGTGCCACTGATACCCGTCGCCGTCAGCGTCGTGCCCGAAATCGAACCCGTGAACGACGCGCCTGCCGCGACCGCTCCGGTATCCGCCGGAACATATTCAAAACCAGAAATGCTCGACAGAAGGGGATAACCCGGAAACTGTCCAGCACCGTAAGCGGCACCCGCACCCAGAAGCGCAAGCAGACCGCCGTAAAGAGCAACTTTTTTCATCATTTGCCTCTTATGAGCGAGATTGCTCCGCGCAGTCCGTCACTCTGCACGGGATTTCCAACATTCTGGGTGACGCCAGACTGATAATCAGGGTTTCCCGGCACAAATCGGTCAGGAGCCTGATAATTCGCATTGCCTTTCCGCGCGACTCGCGAAAACATTCCAGTATTTTCGTCAAATTCATATGACGTGGAATGCTGCACCGTCCCTGCGCGGACGCCTCGAAGCGGCTTTTCCGCCAAAACCTTGCCGCTAGTGGGTGTTTTTGCCATTTTCGATCCTTGTCGGTTCAAAAAGCCCGCAACGCACAGGCCAATTCGGACGAACACGCGAGGCACTTTACAATCTGTTGCAAAACCCTTGGAAAGTCAACGAGTCTTCGCGATAATCCCCTCAAAAGTGGCTCTGACCTAACATCAGCTTCAACACATTATGCAGCACAATCACCACCGTCCCCAAACCTACCAGTTTCACACAAAAAATCAAGAAAAATTCCCAATCTGGCGGCATCATATCGGCATCCTTTCCATCCAATGCAGCACCGGGATGATTTTTTGCGTTTCCGCCCGCAAAATCGCCCCCTTCAGCGTGCTTTCCACCAGTCCAACATCGGGACATTTGCTCAAATGCCTCGCCGCCACGATCCCCAAAGGCTTTTTATCCGGCCAAACCATCTGCACAATCGGGAAATACAACTCTCTAAGCTGAGCCATCCCCTGTTCAACTTCCGTCAGCTTACACTCAATCACCACAATCCGCTTTTGCCCCTCAATAATCAAATCCATCTGGCAATGCCCCGGCCCGTTCAAATCCTTGAACTCAAACCACTGCCCATGCTCCGCACGAGGGATCGCCGCACTTAAAGCCTTTTCATACCGCAAACCAGCAGCTTTCGCCCCTTTTGGGCGGGCTTTTGGGATATGCGCCGGGCGCAAACATCTTGCAGCATATTGCAGCCCAACCACATTTCTAAAACTCATCACAAACTATCCTTAGCCTTCAACCCTTTTACAACCGCTGACTTCACTTCCGCTACAGAAATCGACAATGTAAGCCTTTCAATGGCTTTCAACACCGCAACTTTTCCTTCTTCATTCTGGATTTCATCCAGCGCAAAAGCAAGATTGCGAATCACTTCCCCTCTTTCTGCAAAAGGGTCGGCAAAAATGGTTTCTTGCACAAGGATTTCTTCATCCATTTCGCCCTCCTTCATATTCCCGCCTCATCGCATCCAACAACTTTACGCCAAGTTCGACAGTCGGCGCACACCAAACTCTTGCTCTCGACGAGTCCTTTTCCCGTGGGTCAATAATCGCCAACGCGGCTGGATGCATCGGCATTTTCTTCAACCCTAATGCAGTCGCGTAAGTATCTGCTTTTTTATACCCACTTACACGAACAAGTTGCGCGCAAATACCATCCGGGCTAACAGTGCCTTCATCTCCCCCGATATGCCGATGTCCTGCGACGATTAAATGGTCGCGAAATCCCGCGACTAACTCACGTTTTGGGCCGTGCATGGCGTTCCAGATCGAGTGCCCCGGAAAATCATGCCTCGC